TTGCAGCGGTTACGTTCACTTTGGCCGGTTTGAATTCCTATATCTGGACGCCTGCAGCAACGGCCTGATTAAGACCGCATACGACGGGCGATGAACTGATCAAATGGGATGGCCATCATGGCCGTTGCGATCCAGTCACGCCCTCGGATTTGGCGGCCTGTTGTTGTGATGTAGCCGTCTTTCACTAAGGCGGCGTGCTCGGCGGTCCATTTAAAGCTTTGAGATAGACCGCCTTTGCCCACGTTTGGGCCTTGCTGAGAGTCGCGCAGTTCGCCCGTGTCAACGATGTCGCGAGGGTTGCCAGCTCTTTTGCCGTTGCGGCGTTTTGTTGTGTTGGGCCAGTACCAGTCAGCGGCCTCAATTTGTTCTTGAAATTCATCGCCAATTTTGGCGGCGTATTCATCTAACGCTTTGGCGGCTTTTCGTTCAAGAATTTTGCTGTCGCTAAAAATTCCTCCGGTGTAATTGGCGGTTACGTTGAATTGGGTCATGACGCGTCGTCAATGCCTAAGTAATCGCCAGACCCAAGCCTGATCTGATGGCCTAAGACATCCATCAAAGTTTTGCCCAGCAACCCGGTACTTCCGTACATGAATCGAGCATCTTGCACGGTGATTTCTTTCCTGGGTTCTCCCGCAAAATCAAGCATTCCTGTGGTGCCTGGCCTGACACGGTTATCAAGGGTTGTAGGCGAAACGCAATAACCACTGAATTGATCGCCCTCGATGTCAATACCTGGCATCTCACGGTCATTCACCAAGCCACGCCGCAGGAATAACTCAACGGTGATGGTCTCGTTGACTGGCACGATGTTGCCCGTTTCTGGGTCTTCCATCACCTGATCTGTTGGCACTTCAAAGGCAACAACTGCGTTTTTTAGTGTTGATAGTGCGCTTGCCACGTCTTCCCCTTGCTGCTCTAGTTTGCCGAAATCAGAGGGCAAGCTAGGAGAAGACAGCCAAGGTCGATTGATATGGATGGTGGGAGCGTAGAGCTAGAGCTTGAACTTGTTGGTCTTGCCGCGACAAAAAAACGTTTAGCTGATCTTCAGAAATTTACGGGAAATCAAGTCGACAAGATGAAGCGCAGCTTCGCTGGGCTGGGCAAAAGCATTAGGGGCGCATTAAATAACAGCCTTGCAAATAGCATCACCGGGGCCGCCCTGTTTGGGGGCTTGGTGCTTGGGCTGAAAGAAGCGACAGCGGCGGCGTTAGAACTTGAGCAAGTACAAAGAAAGCTCAATGTCACGCTGGGCGAGGCCGGAACTCAAACGTTTAATTTTGCGGCTGATCTAGCTAGAAAATATGGGTTAAGCATCTTAAAAACTGCCAGCGCGATGGGCAGCTTTACCGCAGCGGCAACGCAAGCGGGTGTTTCCTTAAAAGACCAAGAGGATTTATTTACAGCGTTAACTAAATCGTCTGTTGCGTTTGGCCTAAGCCAACAAAGCACGGATCGCGTTTTTACTGCTGTTGAACAGATTGCAGCGAAAGGCGTCGTCAGCATGGAAGAGCTGCGGCAACAATTGGGCGAGCAATTGCCGATTGCAGCCGCTGCAGGTGCCAAGGGCTTAGGGGTCACAGTCCGAGAGCTTTACAAGCTTATTGAAAGTGGTGATTTGTCATCAGGCGAGTTCTTGCCTGCATTGTCAAAAGGCTTGAATGAATTGACGGGAGACCTGCCAGATACTGCAACCACAAAGCTGGGGCGGCTGAAAACAGCAATTGAAGAGCTAAAGCTTGCGGCGGGTGGTCTCACTGTTGGCCCTGCTGTTGGCATCGCTGAAGGTCTAACAAAAGCGATCGAGGCGGCTAAAACGCTTGGCGTTTCGCTCAAAGTTGACACGCTTGGAACGCTGCGGCGTATCGGGGCACAGTTTTTAAATATTAGCGAAAACAGTGGGCTCGATGAAAACATTGGAATTGTCAATGCAGCGCAAGATATTGAGCTATTAGAGAAACAATTTAGCGATCTTGGCTTGACTCAAGATCAGATTATCGATAAGTACAAAGAGATCGCCAAAGTTAGCAAGTTAGACCTTGGGTCTCTTGAATTGTTTACTGCGGTCGCAAATGGTATTGGCGGAGACAATAAAGATTTAATCGAAAGGGTTCGCTTGAAAAGAGAAGAAATTAGATTATCTCAGTTAGAGACGCAAATTAATAACGAACAAAGCGATCAAAGAAAAGAGCTGCAAGCTCTTGCCCCAACGTTAGCCAAGATTAGGTTTGGCGATAACACATCGCAAACAGTTACATCAATCCAAGCCGTTATCAAAGAAGTCAAAAAGCTCGATAGCGCGTCAAAGCAGTATGCAAAGGCTTATGCGGCTATGGATGGAAGCCTGGCAAAAAGGAAAGAGGCTGAACTATCCCTTGCAAAGTTTGAAAGAGAAAAACAAAACACCTATGCAGTCTTAGGAATTGAATCTGACAAAATCCGCAAGGCATTTGATGATGCAAGCAAAAAGGTAAAAGACATTTCGCGTGAACTCAAAGATTCTGCTCAAAGTTTGGCTGAGATTCAAGCTAATAAAAAAGGCGGTATTAGCCAATTCCAAGGCGCAAAATTTGGCGGCGAAGCTGAAAGGGCGGGCCGGAAATCCTTGCTTGCCCTCGCCATACAGGCACGAAACAAAGCAAGCAGCAACATCCGCAGTACGCAAGGCTTAGACGCTGTTCGTGATTTCACAGGCAGAAACAGCAATGCCAGACTTGGCCAAAGATCTAATGCCAAGCTCTCTGAATTTATTAAAGCCATCAACACTGAGCTTGACGCGCAGGATCAAGTTGTAGAAACTCAGAAAAAGCTGGAAAGCGCCACTAAAGACCTAGCAGGCGTTATGAAAGCAATTGAGAAATCAGGCTTTGACATGAATGCAAGTAATCTAAAATTAAGCAGTTCCATCACTGATTTAGTTGGTAAAGACTGGACGGTCAAAGTCAACGTGCCGGGGGCAAGTGCTTCTGGTGATGTTGTCGAAGTACAAAACGCACTCTCATGACTGATTGCACCCTCCTGTCAACGCTGAAGATTGGCGATTTTGAGTATTCCGCCGGTTTCTTTACTGTGCAGCCATTCGGCTACGCAGAGACAGATACACAGTTGGGGCTCACGGCTGAAACTGTCATTGTCACGGCATTGATGACTGCAACGGAATGGGCTGGCCTTTTGGCTTGCTACGACGCGTGGCGCACTGAGCGTTTGGCCGATGACGTGGAAGACATCAAGGCAACCGTTGGGAGCACTGTTGATGTCTCGATGAAGGCCAACGGCATTGAGTGGACTGATGTCCCGGCGTATTTCCTGATAGCCCCGGCAGGCACTCAAGCGGGCTTGTATGTCGAGGCCACCTGCCAGCTAGGCAACGCTGAGCAACTGGTAGAGGTCTTTAATCGCCAAGAGGAAGTTGCCGCCAATGACGGTGTTGATTACTTCGGCACGTTCAACCTCTGGGGCACAACGCTGAAGCTCCGCAAGCCACCGGAGACCATGCAGGACATGCCGACGCTGCAGTTATCGGCAGGCGGCAAAAGCTACACAACCGGGCCACGCACACCAACCCAGGTGATGGCACTGGAGGGAGACACCGACAAGGCTGGATGGATTGCTATCTACAACGATTGCGGCAGGGAAGCATCAGAGAAGCCGTCAACTGATTGGTTTCCTGTTTCGCCGCCATCGGCCAGTGCAACGAAAAGGATCGTCAACGGCGTAAGGGATGACCTTTATACCGTTTCAATTTCTGTTGGTAAACCCCAGACCTGATGGCAACTATTGATTCCCGCGCCACTGTCACTTGCAACTTGGGCGAGGTTATTTCTGGCGGTGTAAGTGACAGCTATCTGCAAGGCAGCGGGCTGGTGATGACGCGGGGTCAAATCACATTGCTTGGATTGAAGACACCAGAAATTGGCTCAGACGTGACAATCAATTTTGTTATGAATGGGGGCGGCAGCGGGAGAATTCCCCGGGATTTAAAAGTCCTGAGCGCATTTGCTGATCCTTTGCGCGGGACAACGGAAATTTCTTTGGGATGCACCTTGACATATATGGATGGGGTAATGCCTGTCCCAAGCTTGGAAAATGGCCGGGCGGCTTATGTCACACCACGTCAACTTGAATGTCAGAACGGGTTGCCGGTTTCTGCGTTTCCTCCGCCAATCATGGCGGCAGATCTTTTTAGTTACTGCATAAACAAACTTGGCCTTTTAAGTAATGGTGGCTCGAATTTAAAGAACAGTTACGTGATGGACGAATATGATTTAAGCGGTGGATATGTTGCGGCGATAGGGAATCTACTTTTAAGCGAATCGAAAGTTGGCTATATGAGTGAAACAGGGCGGCTAGAGGTAATTAACCTTTCCCGTCTTCAGCTCGGTTTCACCTCTTTCAACCAAAACAACATCATTGATATTTCGCCAATAAATAGTGGCGAACAGCCTGCAACAATTGCAATTGTTCCGTACATTGATAAAAAATTAGAAAATTACGACCCTGAAGACGCAAAATGGGACGAAGTAGAAACTATTGGCGATCCGCAAACCGTAACGCTTAAATGGAGCGAAGGTTCAGAAGTTGTTTCTCATACGCCAAAAACTCGAACTGTCACGGAATACGGAGAGCCTGCAAAGCTGACTGATCAATGCGATTTGTATGAGGGCGGATATGGAGATTTATCCAACACAGTCATTAAAACAACAACAAAACGTTCAACCGTGCTGGGCCAGTCATCAGGCGGTTATGCAACCGCAGTTTACGAGGGCGGCTTCACTCCTGGAACAAGTCGAACCGGTGAAATTGAAGAAATCACAGAATACGAATTTGACGAAAAAGATCGACCTAAAAAGACAACGACGGAAATATATGAGCCCATGTTTGTTTATGCTGGACGCATGTCTTTGCCATGGGTGTTAAACGACAAAGCTTTAATTCTTGGCAATGAATTGGTCCTTACTGAACGCAGAATTGAGGAGCATGATTACGCGGGCGAAATAGAAGTTCCCACCGGGATTCGCCCCGGCGTTGACATGCCGGACATGGTGGTGCATCAACGCTCGCACCGTTACACCTACCAAGCTTGGGGCAAAACACAGGGCGGCAGTCAAGCCCCTGCTGAATCAACCACTGTTGATGCGTTTACAAGCATTGACGAGGTTGAGGCATACATCAACCAATCGCTTGGCCTGATCCTGACCAATTCAGAGGTGACGGCGAACAAGACGTTTAACCCCAAAGGTGACACGCGACCTGGCGAGGCTGACCGTGGAGTGCAGCAAGGAACGCTAGACAACGCAGGCCGAACAACCAAATACGTCGAGCTTCAATTCAGCAGTTTTGGCAAAAAACCCCGCGTCGTTCAGTATTCACCACCGCACCTGACTGAAAGCTATTTCTCGCCTGGCGGGTTTGCTGTCAATGTCGATTCCTATGCGGTGTCTGCGGCATTCGGTCGCGCACAACATGCCTTAGCCGTTGGCAACCGCTTAGGCGTCAACATCCAAACGACGCCAGATGTAGGGAGCCTCGCGCCGTTCGATGGCGTTAGCCTCAACCTCAAGGGTTATTCGGGCAGGTTTGCAGCCAATAGCCTCAACTATTCATTTGATGCAAACGGCATCCTGTGCAGCTTTGATGCGTTGTATATGGGTGCAGAGGGCAGCGCCCCTGGTGGCGGTGGTAGCGGCGAAATTTCAAGCCAGCCTTGGTATTACCTGCCTTCCGGCTATGACCCGGACAACCTGCCTGAGAAGGATGAGGGGCAAGTCATCAAGCCGTTTAATGAAGTCTCAAACGTTCAAGGCGGGATTGCTCTTGGACTCAAGGCTTATGGGTCACAGGCGCAAGGCTTGATCCCCCAGACAGTAGAACTAGGGGTCAAAATTGGTGTTGATGGAACTAACGCCACCATCGTTGAAATCGTCAACGTCGGGATTGCTGTTGGCGTTGATGGGTCAGCCAAAAC